ACTAATACAGAATTAGGTTCTTTATCATAACCATTTATAATCTCTTTTTCATTTATAACACTGTAAATATTACTATTTTGAATTTCAAAAGTTGTAATTTCTCCTATTGCAGCATTACCTATTTTTCCTTCTGATAAGCATTCTATTTCTATCTCTGCAACTCCTGATGGACTTAAATATTCTTTTCTTAAAGATTTGTACTTTATCCCATCTCTGTTTAAAAATATTATATTTTCTTCTATAATAGAGTTTGCTTTTCCAGTTACTTTTACAGTGCCTTTTGCCTTAGTTCCTAATCTCCTTTTTACTCCAAACATTAACGCATGTTTGTCAACAAATTCATCTTCTGTGGCAGTATCTATGAAAGTTTGCTTTTCCCAAAACTCTAATTCTTTGTAAACTTCTTCTGCAGTAATTCCAAAAGTGGCAGCAATATCAAAATTGAAAGTACCTTCCATTTTTGAAAGTGGATTCTTAAGATTATCCAGAAAATTATTTCTTAATTCTATTCTATCTTTCACTTTACACCTCCATTTCTAGTTCTCCATAAATAGTTCTAACATTAAAGGTTATCTGTGGAGCATACTCATTTTCATTATAAATGTCAAAATTATAGCATTCTAAAATATATGGATTTACTAACAAAGTATCTCTTATTTGATTTATCATTAATGCATCTTTTACAGATTTTTGATAGATAGTACCAATATTAGTTTCTAATTCACTTCCATAATTATCACTATGTACATCAGCATATCTAAATCTTTCAGTTTTCAATGCTTTAAATATCCATACTTTTAAGGCTTCGTTTTTCTCTAAAACTTTAATATCGTTATTTTCATCTTTTATATACTCTCCTGTTTTGAAGTCAATAGCATACTCTTTAAAAATAGGCATTTCTTCAACTTCTGTTTCAGCTTTTTTAAGAAAAATATTGAAATCTTTTTCCACATTACACCCCCTCTATTGCTCCACTAGGCATTTTAACTATTTTTGTAACGACTACATAATATACTCCTAGAACTACAACTAACACTTCATCACCCTTTTTTAAAGTATCTTCAAACCAAATATCCTTGTGGGATTTATAAATACCACTGCCCTTATATTTTCCACTTCCAGTTAATTTTGGAATACCGTGCCCTTTTGTATCGGTTGTTGTATTATCATAATCATAGCTAGATACATTAATTTCAATATTATCAATAATTCCATCAATACTGTAATCTCTATGATAATGAGGCAATAAATAATTACTGCAATAAATCTGCTTACTGGGTATAACTTGTCCATCAAATTTAATGGTCAAGTTTGGTGGTGGTGTTTCCACAGTAGCTTTTATAATGGGACTCCCCTTAGTTGCTTGTGCTATCATTTCTCCTACTAAACTTCCTAATTCACTCATTTCTTTTTATCCCACCCTTCTGGAAATAACTCATCTATTTTGTCTTTCTTCTTTGCTTTTTTACCTTTTTTCTTTTTAGTTTTCTTAGCTTTTTCTTTATTTTCAAATTGAACTTTATCCATAACATTTTCAAAAGCTAACTCAATATTACAGAAATAAGTTTCTCCTTCAAATATATGAGTATCTGATTTGACTAAGAAACTTCCAATCAGTCCAGTGTGAGGTTCTTGTATTCCAATGTTATATCCAGCTTGGATTAAGATGTTTCCTAAGCAATATATCCTTGCACTTTTCTCTACACTTTTTAACATATCCTTAGCATTTGCTATATTATCTACATCTTTTTCATATTCCATAACTTGTTGGAATAGTCCAAACTTCTTTTTATCTTCTGCATTTTCTACTTTATTAAGTATTTGCTGCTTTTCTTTTTCTACTTTATAGATAACAATTTGATTTATCATATTTTCTATACTTTCTTCATAAGAAGATGTGGAAATGTTATCAGCACTTGCCAAAAGGACATCTGTATAAGTACCTTGCTCAACTATATCTATTGCTTGGTCATTACTTACAATAGAATAAATCTTTTTATTTTTTCTATGTTGAATAGTGTATGCATTCAATATAATTTCGTATCCGCTTCTATCAATAGCTGGATAAGTACAAGTAACTTCATCTTTTGGAATTTTGCCTACTTTTAAGTTAAGTTCCCCGCAGATTTCTTTTAATATTTCTGATGGTTTTTTCTGAAAAAAGTTTTTAACAAAATTATTCTTATTCAGATAAATAGAATTATCATATGCATAAAAACTTTTTATTTCAGTTTCACCTTTCCTAGAATGCTGGAAAACTTTACCATAAAACATTTTTTCATCTTCATAAGAAAATATAATTTCATCTCCAATATTAGTTATAATATCTCCTAGATACTCAACTTCTAATTTCCTTGCAGTTCCATGAATTGCTCCACTCCAAATAACCCTAGTAAATATATTTTTATATTCTTTTCCATTTACAAAAATTTTTAGTTTCTTCATATATTTACCTCTCTAATAATCCTCTTGCTACATCTGTTAGAGTTTTATTTTTCTCTATCTCTACAAGAGTTATTTCTACATCTATATCTCCTGTTCTTTCAGTAACAGAAAAATACAAAGTTTGGATATAGCATTTAAAGAAAATGTTAAACTCTGGAATAATTAAAGTTAATTTTTCCTTATCATTCTTTAACTTTTTTAATGTTTCCATAGAGTTAGTAGGAGCAGCAGACAAAATAAAATTAAAAAAAGGAGATTTCATACTTGGCAAAAAAGTAGAAAAACTAATCTTTTCAGCTTTTCTATTTCCAATTAATGTTTTTTCTCCTAAATCAATTATTTTTATAGTTTGTAAATCCTGGTCACTCTCTATCCTTAAATCCAAAGGTGGTACTACAAAGAAAAAAGGAGTATTAGTGCTATCTTTAACCAGTATGAATGTTGGTCTCATAACATCATCTCCTTTATTTTGTTACTTGTACATAGTTTTTCAACTCTGCAATTATTTTTTGTTTAGACATTTCGGCTGTTTTTTCTACATCAGCTTCATTTTTTATTACAATTCCCCCCATATTAACATTTACTTGAGGAGAAAATGTAGTTGATAATGGAGATACAGGAGCTTTAAGCCCTAATTTATCACTAACTTTTTCTATATCTGTTTTTTGCCTTTCTGGCGGTTTTATAATATATTTATAACCATTAGTTGTGCTTTTTTTATCTTTCTCTTGTGCTATTTTTTCCTGTGGTTTCTTGTTTTTATAGATACTATTTCCACCACCAATATAGTAATACATTTCTTCATACTCTTCATCTGATAGATTTACTTTTTCTCCAACTTTTCTACCTCTTTCTTTTAAAAAGGTTTGCATTCTACCACTTGTAAAAGATTTTCCTTTGTCTAAACTATTGTAAAAATCATCTTCTCTTTTTTTATTTTCTATCCATCTTTGTTTTCTTTTTTCATCATCTTCTTTATTAGTGGATTGCATCATAGCTATTCTTTGATACTCTTCTTGAATAGCTGTATCTTCTTCTGTTTGCTTAATACTTAAAGGAGTAAAAAAACCATGTCCTATATTTCTACCTGCACTCCCAACCCAACCTACCGTTTTTAATCCCCAAATAATTGGTTTTAATGCTAACATCAAGGCATCTAATGTATCCATAGCTCCTTTTGCTCCTTCTTTAATAGCATTAAAAAAAGATTCAACATTTTCCTTGCTAAATGTATCAGAGTCAGCAAGTTCATTTATTTTTTTTGTTAAATCTTCAACCATTCCTGTTATAGCAGGAGCTGCTGCTGCGGCAATAGTAAGTTTAAAATTATCAAAAGCACTAGATAATGCTTTTATCTTGTTTTCAGGAGTATCTTTTGTAATATCATAATATTTGTTAATAGCTCCTCCTGATTCATATATACTTTTTGCAACCGCATTCATTCCTTCTTCTGTTGTTCCTAATAAAGTTGCCATTACTCTTAATCCTTCTGTTCCAGCGATAGTAGCTAAGAAATAGTTTCTTTGTTCTTCCGTCATTCTTGCTAGTTTAGGTCTCATTTCTTCTATGATTTTTCTTAACCCCTTAAATTTCCCATTGTTATCATAAATAGTAATACCTACTTTTTTCATAGCTTTCTCCATATCAGGAGTAGCTTTTGCAAGTCTTGTATAGACCCCAGCTAAATTCCTTCCAGCTTGCCCTGATTTTACACCTGCATTAGCAAGAGCCCCTAATAGAACGTTTACTTCTTCCATACTTTCAAAATTTCTTGATGTAGCTGCCAAATATTTGTATGCTTCACCTAATCCAGCAATATCGGTATTTGTATTGTTAGCTGTTGCTGCCATAACATCCATCAGTCTATCAGCATCTTTTAACTCTAAGCCAAAAGCAGTTAAGTTATCTGTAAGAATATCTGCTGTACTTGCTAGATCCTGTCCTGATGCAATAGAGAGTTTTAAAAGTTTTGGTGTCATCTCTAATACTTCATTAGTTTTCATACCTGCCATAGCTTGATACATCTGTGCCTCTGCTACCTCTTTTGCTGTAAAAGGCATAGTTTTACCTAATTCCATAGCTTGTGCTTTTAATTTGGCAGAATCTTCAAGAGAAGCATTCATGATAGCTCTATTTTTTGTCAAAACCTGTTCTAATTCGGCATATCCAACATAGGCATCTTTTATAAAACTAAAAACAGCCGAACCTAACTTAAAAGCTCCAACGGCTATTGCAAAGTTTTTTAAATCTGACATACCTGTTCTTAAACTTTCAGATGTTTCTTTAACTGCACTTTTTATAGGGTGCATTTTTTTAGTGAACTTATCAAGTTCTTTCCCTGCAACCTTAATTTTTGAAGTAAATTTATCTTTTAATTCAAGAGTTGCACTTAATACATGCTCCAAAATCTCACCTCCAATAAAAAAGAGGAGCTTTTATACTCCTCTTGGTGTTTATTATGCTATATAAAAATTT